AACAAGAAGAAGCGTGTAACCAAGAAAGAAGCTGCTGAACAAGCAGCACAAGGTAGTACAGATAAAGAGCTTGAGAAGCTACACAAAGAAGTCCTGCAAAGTAAGACACACTAATGGCAGCAACAAAGCGGCAAGAGCTTCGTGAGTTCTACGAGAACGACCTTTGGGAGTTTGCGAAGTATATCAACCCGCATTACTGCTATGGTGATGTACATGAGCAGATATTCAAGTGGTTGTCCGACCCCGATTGTAGTGACCACCAGCTTGTATTAGTGCCACGCGCACACTTGAAGTCCCACTGTATTGCAGTATGGGCAGTATGGCAGATTACCCGTGACCCAACTACCACGATGGTATACCTGTCTGCAATGGAAGAACTTGCCACTGTGCAGGTAAACGCCATTAAGGGTATGTTCCTTTCAGACCGCTACCAACTGTTGTGGCCTGAGATGATTAACAAGGAAGAAGCCAAGCGTGACAAGTGGGCGGCATGGGCAATCAATGTTGACCATCCGAAGCGCAAGGAAGAAGGTATCCGTGATTACACCATTATCGTCAAGACGGTAAAGAGTAACGCGATTGGACTGCACTGTAGTCATCTGGTAATGGATGATGTGGTGACAGACAAGAATGCCTATACCGAGATAGGCAGGCAAGAAGTACAGCAAGCTATCTCACAGTTCGCCTCGATTAAAAACCCTGGCGCACACACAAAGGCAGTAGGTACACGCTACCACCCTGCTGACCTGTACAGCCTGTTCGCAGAGGCAGAAGAACCTGTATTTGATGAGCATGGTGAGGAGATAGGCTCGGAGCCTTTGTGGGACATCCTTGAAATGAAGACAGAGGATGCAGGTGACGGGACAGGCGAATACCTGTGGCCTAGAACATTAAGCCCTGTTACGGGCAAGTGGTATGGCTTTGATAAGAAAATCCTAGCTAAGACGAGGGCGCAGTATTACAGCATGGGGCAACACGCCCAATTCTGGGCGCAGTAGTACAATGACCCTAATGACCCCGGCAGTGAAACCGTAGACCGCAAGAACTTCCAATACTACAACCCGAAGTACATTAAGGATGAGGGTAACGGTTGGCAGTACAACGGTAAGCCACTAGCTATCTTTGCCGCAATGGATGTGGCGTGGTCAGATGTACGCTCTGCCAAAGGCAAGCGTGACTATACAGCTATAGCCATTATCGGGTTAGATGCAGACGGGTTCATTTATGTGCTGGACTTGGAAAGGTTCCAGACAGATAAGTTCGATGTCTATTACGAGAAGGTGCTTGCACTATACCGCAAGTGGGGTTTCAGGAAGATACAAGTTGAAACCAACGCGGCAGGCCATTTCATCGAAAAAGAACTGAAGAACTATATCAGACAGAACGGAGATACGCTGGTTGTCGAAGGACGAGCAGCGACAAGGCATGAGGGTAAGAAAGAAGAAAAACATGCCATGATTACTTACCCTCGTTATGAGATGCAGTCGGTGTTACATGGTCGTGGTGGTTTGTTCTCAGTCCTTGAGGAAGAAATCACATTGAAGCGTCCACCGCACGATGACTTGCTCGATGCCTTGACAACCGCTATCTCCATCTCTAAACCACCTTCTTCCCGTAAGCGGGGTTCGTCAGCAGACGATAACAAGGTTATTTACAATACACGCTTTGGCGGCCGGAGAGCTAGATGAGTTCAGCTAACTCAATTACAGTAGACGACCTGTTTTCGGAAACGGATGCGGCCGCTGCCGATGTAACTTCAATGTATACCAAGTGGCGTGACCAGAAGAACACGCACACAAAGCGCATTGAAGAAGTAACACAGTATGTGTATGCAACCAGCACAAAGGAAACCAGTGCAGATACATTGCCTTGGAGCAACAGCACACACATCCCCAAGCTGACACAGGTAAAGGATAACCTCGAAGCAAACTACATGGATGCCCTCATGCCTAATGAGGATTGGTTCAGCTTCTACGGTGAAACCATTGACGAGGTAGCCAAAGCCCGTAGGGACAAGATTGAGAGCTACCTGAAGGCCAAGCACCGCAATCGCCGCTTCCGACAGACGGTAAGCCGCTTATTGGCAGATTGGGTACTTACGGGTAACTGCTTTGCTTCTGTTGCCTATGTAAACGAGAAGAAGCTAAACCCGATTACCGAACAGGAAGAAACGGTTTATGCTGGCCCAGAAGTAACCCGCATCAGCCCATATGACATCGTATTCAATCCGATGGCTACCAGCTTTGAAACTTCCCCGAAGATTGTCCGTAGCCTTCGTACTATTGCAGAGCTTGAGCGGGATATTCGTGATGTGCCTGAACTGCGCTACCGCCAAGAAGCATTGGATAAGATTAAGGAAGTACGCAGCAAGGTACGCGGCCTGCGTGACAGCACAAGTGATTGGTCTAAGGCTATCCAGCTACAGTTTGATGGCTTTGGTTCCTTAGACGAATACCTGTCCTCTGGTTATGTAGAGATACTAGAGTTCTATGGGGACATCTATGACCGTGATACTGGCGAAACATACTTCAACCATGTTATTACGGTAGTAGACCGTAAGTATGTTATCCGCAATGAGCCGTTGAATACTTGGACAGGCCGCCCACACATTTACCATTGTGGCTGGCGTAAGCGTCCAGATAACCTGTGGGCAATGGGGCCACTCGACAACTTGGTTGGTATGCAATACCGCATCAACCATCTTGAGAACGCCCGCGCAGACGCCTTCGATGATATGCTAGACCCCGATGTAGTTATCCAAGGTGATGTTGATGTAGTCCAGAAAGGGGCTGCAACGCACTACTACATACCGGAAGCAGGTACAGGTAGCGTAGCATATTTACACCCAGATACCACGGTACTGCAAGCAGACTTCCAGATAAAGAACTACGAAGACCGCATGGAGCTGTACGCAGGGGCACCCAAGGAAGCTATGGGTGTGCGGAGTGCTGGCGAGAAGACCGCCTTCGAGGTAGAGCAGCTACAGAATGCTGCTGGCCGTATGTTCCAAAGCAAGATTGTACAGTTCGAGGAGGAGTTCCTTGAACACATCCTGAACGCAGAGATAGAAGTATCCCGCGTCAATATGGATGTAGCAGATACGGTTAAGACTATCAATGAGGACGGTGTAAGCCTGTTCATTGAAGTTACCCGTGATGACCTCAAGACTACAGGCCGTTTAGTACCTATGGGTGCTAGACACTTCGCTGAACGCGCAAGGCTGACCAAGACAATCCTGAGTATTGCCCAGAGCTTCGATGAAGAAGCCAAGCTGCATATTAGCTCGATTGACTACGCAAGGGCTTTGATTGAGGCAAGCGGTGCATCAACCACATTACCTATCCGTCCGTATATCCGTATTAGTGAGCGGGCAGAAGCGCAACAACAATCACAGGTAGCCATGCAGCAGTCCCAGGAGATTGCCATGACACCAGCCACCGCTGCTGAGGAAGAACTGTGAGGTTAGAGTTCACCAAAGACCTTAGCAAGGAAGATGTAGCCCTGCTTGAGCGTCAGTGGAAAGAAACAGAACACTTGCGGCAGTTGTTGATAAAGATTATTGAGAACAAGCTAGAGCAGACCATCTCTGCCGAAGATAGCTTGCAGATTTACGAGACACACAATTTCGCCCTTAAAGTCGCAGACTCTAGGGGTTTCCGTAGGGGACTGAAATATGTCGCCGAACTACTAAGACAGCGCAATAGCGCGGAGTGACCATGACCACAGAGAGTTTTGCTGACCAAGCAACCGAAGCCTCGAAAGAGCAAGGAAGTAGTTTCACTAGCGAAGGAAAGGTTGACCAGACCACCCAAGTGACTGACTCTACAGATAGGGTTGAGAGCCTTCTCCAGAAGTATGAAAAGCGCATCAATGATAAAGATGATTTTATCAACACTCTGAAGTCCGAGACCAAAGAGTACCGTGATGAGCTTGCCAAGCGTGACGAGGTTATTGCCGAAATGAAGGCAAAGCTCGAAGAACTTGGCTCAACGAAGGAGACGGTTAATAAAGCCCTAGAGGAATTGAAGCACCAG